CAAGAACAAAATCATATTTGTTTGCTTCTAGGGTTTCAGCAAGAGTGGAAATGATGGTGGTAGCCGCACAAAGAGGATTTTCTCCAGTGCTACTGGATGTGATTGACCCAGCAGTATATCCGTTTAAAAATATTGGTTGTCTGTCTAGAATATCAGCTAATTTTTGGCATTCGTAACAATCCGAAAATATAGTTTCGTTAGATACATCACCCTTATTGTAAACTTCGCCAGTAAGTTCGTCTGAAGTAGTATTTTTAAAATACAAACAACAACACCCAAAACTAGTTACTCCAGAACCACAAAGAGGTTCGTATTTTTCTGCAAATGTACTATATTCCTGTTTAACATTAATATCATATAGAGGAAGGTCGGTATCATTAAGAAAAATCAATTGACTAGGATCCAGTTTAAACAAAGGCAACCAAGAATAACCATCAGAATAACTTTGTACTGCGGGAGTTTCGTGGTTTGGTATCACTGCTGAAGTAATGACGGATCCGTCTACTCGATTATTTGTATTACTGGATACGCACAAATATACAATATTATTACTCTGATTTAAAACATAATAATTATCTGTTATTCCTGGAGTCCACGGAACATATTTTTTCCCAGCTTGCCACGGATTATTTGATGCTACTAAAGCTCTTTTGTTTTCTGGAATTCTTTGAGCAAAAGAAGAATCTGCGTTGGGTTCAAAACCAGCATCAATAGCAGTACGATTTCCACCTAATACTAGAAATAATTCTTTAGGTACTTTGTTTAACGTGAGGTTAGATAAATTAATTTGTGGCATGATTCTTCTTTGTTAATTAAGGGCAAACAGTAATACTTCTAGTTTCGTTAGGAAAAGTAAATCCTTCCAATGGAGATAATAACACAAAGTCCTTTATATTTATCATACCAAATGTCATCCCAGGAAAATATTTAACAGAAATTTCTTCATCCCATGAAGGAAATGTGTATGTTGGAGCAGAAGTGAATCCAGGATAGCAGACAGCAAGAGAATCAAAAGAACCTAAAGTATATCCTCGATAATTTATTATTATTGGTGTTTCAAAAGTTTTTGCTACAATATCATCTTCGACATTATCAAAAATATCTTGTCTGGTTTGAAAGAAATCACTAGTTCCTGCTGGATGGAGTAGAGGACGAACCACAGTTTCGTAGTTTGCGGGAGATAATCCAGACACATTAACCACATACGAATAATCTTGCCATATATCGTTTGCATCATATAATACGGAAAAATTCAAATAACTAGCAGTCATTTGTGGGTTAAATGTTGTAGGATTATCAACCTGAAACTCAGTTTCAGTTTGCATCCAATCAAATGTACCACTATTTAACCGCATTACATATTTTTTAGGATAAGAAACTGATATTCGTTCTGGTTCCACACCAAATAGTTCATTTATAACTAATTTAAAACTCTCATCAGTTCCTTTACGAGAATATAGATTAATTTTTACATTATCTATTAAATTTTTTATATCTTTTTCGTCTACTATACCATCAGTATATCCTGGACTATTAATGTATTCAGAAGGTAAAGAATTTAAATAAGTACTAGCCAGATATTTTACATAATCTCCTGGCATTTGTTCTAGATCAGTAAGATCTTCTAATCTAAAAAAACTTACTTCATTAATGTCTTTAGTATAGCAGTTTAACCATTGATAATATGCATCTGTTAATGCGATTAGACTAGCAGAATCACCACTATCTTTTTGCAACCAATAAGGAAATAATTCGCTAATATTTATTGGATATTTACATGTTCTTGGAAGGGGTTGTGATGGAGTAAAAAACTGAGCAATTGGTTGTGCCACAGAACCAAATTTTGTTTCCGAATCTACTTCCCCTATACTAGATACTTCAGTATTAGTTTGATTTGTTTTATTAGGAATATTTTTATTAAAAAACAAAATCATAATATTATGTACTTATTGTTGTGTTAGCTACTAATATGAATTCGTTTTTAATTATAATATTATCTGGATATCTTGGAGTTACTATTATTGAAGTTTTTATATCTTTTGGCAAAACATCTGCGTTAATAGTGATATAACCTTTTGTATAATTAACAAATCCTAAACTTCCAATATCAGTAGATCCCACATAACCGTGAAGCTTGCCCTCTAGACCAAAACCACTAGAATCAAAAATAGTTGGTTTATCTTTAAGAATAATACTAGATCCATTGTAGGAAAACGAATCAGAATATACTGCAGATCCTGTTGAAGATCTGCTAGTTACTGGAAGAAATTCATTTTTAAAATATACATTTTTTGATACACTTGAACCAAAAACACTCAATACTAAAGAAATACTATTTAATGATATGCTAGTTATATTTGGATATAAACCAAACACAGTTTGTTTTATGTCTCCAATTTTAATACTGTCGTTAAAGGTTTTAGTGGTATTATATAAATCATTAATAGTGTTCTGGATTAGAGTTATTTGAGAGGTTCTGGCTCCACTAACTAATATATTCATATTTGCAGTTATTATTTGAGATTGTATATATTCTGGAATGATTGTGACTACACTCTTAGAATTCAACAGAGTAATACATTTTTGTACCGATGGTGTAGTTTTTATTAATGTTTCGTCAGCAAAAGACACAAATACTCTTCCATAAGTTGGAGGATCTGCTTCTTCTCCGCCCCAAATACTTAACTGATCCTGAGAAGTAATGTTAGCGGGAAGAGTGTCGGAATTTAGTAATATTCCGTAATAATCGTCTCGTGTTACTGCTCTATCATTAGAAGCAAACATTTTAGGAGCAAAGAATTTAATTAAATCTAAATCAGCACCATCAGTACCACCACTAGATGTCGTTACACTATTAACAACAAAATCACTATTAATTACTGAATTTGTATTATTTGCTGCAGCTCCAGAAGGAATCAGATAAGACACAGTAACAACATCGGTATCAACGATATTTTTACCAAAAGTTGATTGATAATCATTAATAGATCTTTTACCAAATATTATATAAAATCCAGCACTTGTTCTGTCTAAAAAATAAATATTTCCTTCCGAACCAGAATCAACTTGAGTTGTGTTGTGTCTAGTCCAAACAACTTCGTTAACTTTTACAGTTAACGTATTAATATCAATATTAGTATTACCTAAGAAAACCTTTTGTTCTGCAGTATCAACGCCAATTTCTAAATTATTAACAACAGATGATGCTTCATAAAGAACCAAATCTGTTTCTGAGGCTACACTGATTTGGTCTAGTGAATAATATAGATAAGAATTTCCTGATGGAGTAAAAGCAACAAACGCAGTTAAATATGGAGCAACTTGTACTGTTCCTGCAGAAGGTGACACATTTAATTCAATTTTAGCTGATGTTTTTCCTGGAACCAAATAACCTAACGGTTTGACTAAAGACACAATACTATTTTCTAAACTAGCAGTACTTAAAAACGTTTCATTAGCAATCATGTTGCTATAAAATGAATAAAATAATGTGTTATAAGCAAACACGTCTAATAGAGTATTTAATGCAGATCCAGAAAAGTCGTAACCAATAAATTGAGGATTTTGTGTTGCATCATTTAAAAATGCCTTTAATGAAGTTTTAATGTCATCAAAAGTGAGAGATGATATGTTTATTTTAGGGTTTGCCATGTGGTTACTTTATTATAATGGTATTACTACTACTTTTATTGTGTTTTGGTCATAAATTGTACGATATTCTACAGTTATAATCCAATTTCCTTCTCCTGAATCCCTAATATCTATGGTTTGTATGTCTGCTCTTGGTTCATATGAAGCTATAGCAGCCGCAAAGGATAATCGTTTACTTTCTATGTCTGTTCTGGAAGGACTATTGAATACTAAACTATACGCATTTCCTCCAAAATTTCGAGAAAATAATTTTTCTCCTTGAGTGGTTAAAATTATATTTTTAATAGATTGAGAAATAGCATTGGCATCATATTTAACACTAATATCATTAGTTAATTCGTTTTTAGTAAGTAAAAAATCTATATCAGTAAATTTTGTAGTTGCCATAAATTAACCTCTTTTACTAGTATTTATTGAGTATTGATAATCAGGATCGTGATAATTTCCGTCCCTCATTAGATATAATATCATGGAGTGTTTTTGACTAGTAATTACGTGTTCATTCTTATAAACCATCCACCTTCCCGCAAATCTAGTTTCAGATATATTTTTCATTTCTGGTGTTGGCATGTTTATATTTACTAGATTACCTGGCTTTATATCGAAATCACCATTCACAACAATTTTTACACGTTGATAGGTTAGTAAAGCAGTTTGAGCTTGTCGGTAGAGTGGTGTCTCTTTAGGAGTATTCCAGAAGGTAGCATTTGTTTTAGAATATTCTAAATAACGAGGAAAGTATGATATTTTGGTGCCATTTTCTTCTGTTGATCCAGAAGCACCAGAAGCACCAGAGGCACCAGAGGCACCAGTTAATCCATCGAATGGAAAGGATGCTGTTCCTCCTGAGGAAGCACCAGTTAATCCGTATGATTTTCGGACAGGAGCATCTATATTATAAGTATTTTCAGTGCTAATGCCCTTGCTGATACCAGTAAATCCTGAAGTAGAACCAGTAACGCCTAGTATATCTGCGCAATTATAAGAACATGCTGGATTAGAATAATCAATTCCAAACCAATCTACAGAAAGATTCTTTTTTATTAAATTACATTCATTAGTTTTAAATTTTAAATCACGTAATTCTTCTTTAGTTGGCTCTTTTACACCAGGTTTTAAATTTTTAGGGCAATTACAAAGGGGATCGCTTTCGGGACATTCCTCGTTAGAAACGTATCCATTAGGATTCATACAAGGTCCTAATTCATCAATTTCAAAATATCCTAATGAATTAGTATTTAAAACGACATCATAAGCTTTTTCTGTTCCAGAACCAATTGGACCATAATCGTCTTTTGAAAAATTAGAAATTTTAATTATTTTACTCATTTTTATATTCCTATTAATCGCCAGAACATTTTCCACAGATACCATCATGAGCATTCACTACATCAAATAAGTACATATTAGATTTTTGCTTATTAATTCCTGCAGTAAATCCTTTAATATTCTGCATAACATCAGAAGATACTGCTTGTAATTGCACAATTCTGCCACCATAATATGTTTGGTCGGGACTACAGTTGTTCTTTATAGCTATTAAATTTTCTCCAACAGGCATCATTTTAAAATGTTTTGGATATGAAGTTGTTAGTTGTCTGTCTTCGTAACTTAGTGTATTAGCAGGAACAGAGATTCCAGGACCTATAGTTAAAGTTTGATTTCCATTTTCTAATTTAGAAGGAATAAATGAATTTAAAAGTTCGTTTAAATTATAAGCACTTTTCCCTTTAGCATGTTTTGGTGAACTAATAAAAACAAACCAAAAGGATATATTTCCTTCGGCTTCTATAATTTCATAAGATGTGTCTGTTATTTTATCAACTTCTGATCTAGGCCATAATTCTACCTGTTTCCATTCGTATCGATAAACTCCACTAGGTGGACCGTCAGTTACAGGGACTGCCTTAGTAAGGACTGCGAAAAAACTACCACTTAGAGTAGACTGATCACAACAAATAGTATTACGATACACATCCCATTGCATTTTAATTCTTTTGGCATTAGCATAATCAGTTCTAGCTTTTGTTAATTCCCATTTAATATCTTTATAAATTGTTCGAAGAAATGCTCCAGGTAATTCAGAAAAATCGTATTGCGCTTGCCAATATTCAGATTCAATTCTAGAAACTTGTTTAGCTCCTGGATGTTTATCCAGCAAATCTTGTTTATTACGAATATCATAACCACCATTTTCTTTAGATAAGGCTAAT